AGGTTGTGGGACTATAGCTCAGACTGCGTCATGGCTTGCACCGCCTTCACAATGAACATCTTCAAAATCGAGCGCCGCACAGTTGGGCTCCACCGACAGCTCATCTTCCTTGTTCCGACCACCCAATGGTCGATGCCTTGGAGCTGGCTAGCGTGGGCCACGATTGAGGGGTACAAGATTAGACGTTTCAACCCCATCACTGGTGTTCGCATCGGTGATGCGTTGGTTGTGCGTTTTGCTGTTCAGTTGGAGGCTGGGATGGGCCTACACATGGTGACCGGGTTGACTGGCAGCTTTGCCGGTGTGTCGATCCCTGCCGCAGCAGACCACAGACTGACCGTAGCTGCCCATAATGGCACCGTTCAGCTGTCCACATCCACGATGCGTACCGTCATCTCTGACATTCCGTCCAGCATGTCCCCAGAAGTGCTGTTGGCCTACCACAGAGCCAAGACGCTGACCAAATCGCCCGTGGTGTTTAGCCCTGCCCTCTCCGTCCGTAATTACTCCCCTAGCTTCGCTGACCCGCTCGACCCTGGTCGTCCCGTGGTTCACGCGTTCATGAGCCCGCTGCTACAACCCGCTTATGCCATACGTTCAGGCATTAGCGCTGAGCTGGCAGCAGTCACTCGCCGCGTTACCGATCTAGCAAAGACCTCTGTCCGTCCGCTGAGCAATCGCACGGTCAAGTACATGGTTGAGTTCGTCGAAGGATTGGCACCCCCCAACCGTCTAAGCCCGGAGGACCTTCAGCAGGTCTGGGACAGACAGTCGCGCCCGTCGCAAAGACGCATCACCGCGGCCGCCATTGAGCAAGCTCGAGCACCCCACGACAGGGCCGAGTCATTTGTCAAGGGTGAAGCCGCGAGCAGCGCCAACGACCCCCGACTGATCACCACTGTCAACGGCTTTGACAAAATCAGTTACAGCACTATCATATACGCGTTTAACGCAGCTGTGATGCACGACCAGCGCTGGTACGCTTTCAGCAAGACCCCCCTAGAAATAGCGGAACGAGTCGCTGAGATTAGCGTCGACGCGGTTGTGGAGGCTGGCCCTGAAGCATTCGTAGAGATTGGCGATTTCTCCCGGATGGACGGCAATAAAGATGAGAACGCTCGGCTGCTAGACAAAATGCTCCTTCGCAGGGTATTCGTCGAGGAGCTCCACGAGTATGTTCTGAAGACGTACGATGCGCACCACCACAGGAAGGGTGTCACCAAGAATGGGGTTCGTTACCCCACTGGTGACTCTACCCTGAGCGGCGGAGCGGATACCAGCGACTTCAACACCGTCCTGAACGCATTTATCAGCTACCTCGCGTTTCGACAGATGGGCTCCACGCACAACGAAGCGATGGGCAAGCTTGGACTATACGGCGGCGATGACAGCTACACCGGCAACCTTGAGGTGGCCTACCATGTGGCAGCCGCTGCTGAAATGGGACAAACTTTGGAACCCTTAATTCGTCGCCGAGGCCAGACGACAAATTTCCTGGCCCGCAACTACTCCCCTGATGTGTGGGAGGGCAGCCCCAACAGCTGCTGTGACCTGGTGCGCCAACTATCTAAGCTCCATGTTACCCCAAGCGTCCCCGGGTCCGTTAAACCCGTCGACAAGCTCGTACAGAAGGCTAGGTCTTTCCTCCTGTCGGACGCCAACACTCCGCTCCTCGGCCCGTATTGCACCAAAGTTCGTCTGCTGGTCGGTTCTAAAACCTACCTCACCGACCGCGCGGTTGCACGCTGGTACGACCAAGTCCCTAAGGAATACCAATACCCAAATGTCTATGAGCACTGGATGCTGGACGAGTTCCTCGAGCAAGTACCTAGCTTCGACGTGAAGGCTTTTAAGAGCTGGATCGCGAGCGCAGAGAAGCTCGAGGATCTCCTCCGATGCCCGGTGTTTGCCGACATCCCTGAGGTCAAGGGAAAACCTGG